AGGCCGCCCTCGAAACGGCCAACGCCAAGGTGACCGAACTCAAGGCCGAGGTGGAGCGGGTCAAGACCGAGGGCATCCGCAACGCCTTCACCGTGGCCGCTGGAGCCTGTTTCCTCGCCGCCCTAGGGTTGGCCATCCTTGGCCAGTATATCCGGGCTCTCGGGGCATTTGCGGTAGGCTCCGCCATCGGTGCCCTGCCCTTCCTGTTCGCCTCCCCTTACTTCGTCCCCGCCGTCGTCGGCATCGTGGCCTTATCGGCCGCTGCCGGCGTCGCCCTCTGGTGGTTCAAACGCCCCAAAGCCAATGTCCCTCAAGAAGAGAATGCGGATCATCGAGACGCCCCTTGACAGCGGGAAGCTAGGGGACACCAAACAGGTGGAGGAGGACTCCTATGTCCTCTTCATCCACCCCGTCCACCCCAACCCTCGCAGTCGGATGAACACCGTCGTCCACGAAGCCCTCCACGCGGCCGACTGGGATGGCCTATCCGAGCGTAAGGTGCGGCAGCTCTCGGCCTACGTCGTCGAGGCACTCTGGCGCCAAGGCTACCGCCGTACCCGCAAATGAGCCCGCCCACCCCGCCCATCGACCACGACCAGACGCAGGCCATCGTCAAAGACGGGCTGGTGGCGAGCATCCTCGGTGGTCTGGCGATGACGGCACGGCTGCTCCTCTCGACGGAACCCGTCTCCCCGGGCTGGGTATTCCGTCGCATCAGCGCCGCCGCGATCACGGCCGCCCTTGTTGGGTACGCCATCCAGGAGCATATCTCTTCCCCTGGACTGCGGATGGGTGCCATCGGTGCCGCTGGCTACGCAGCCCCCGAGGTCTTGGACTATATGCTGAAATACATCAAGGCCCGCGGTGAGGCCGAGGTGTCCAAGGTCACGAAAAAACTCCCCTCCAATGGCAAAGGCAAAAAGCCAGCAAAGCGGAAGTGAGGCGAACCTCCTCTGGGCGACGGTAGCCCTTGTCGCGTGCGCCGGCCTGACCGCCGTGGCCGTGGCCTACATCACGGACTACATCCTCAGTTCGTTCCAGGACTCCCAGACGATGGCCCTGATCATCACGGACGCGGGGACGAAGAGCGACGACGCGAAGCTGGAAGGGCAACTGACCACGGCGACCCAAGGGCTCAAGGCCTGCCGTGACCTTGGCTGGGCGTTGGCGGTTGGGTGCCTAGGGGTAGGGGTGGCGGTCTTCCTACGCTTCCGCCGTCAAAACGCCTCCTAGGGCAAGCCAAGGGGGTCTAATGGGGGTTTCCATAACCCGTCTTAGGTGGCGTCTTATGGAAACTTTGGGGGTCTAAAGCGTCTTTAGTGGCGTCTTGCTAAATAGTTTAGAAAGGTGTTGACGTAAGACCTAAAGACCTCATAACTCAATGGCGTACCCAATACACCACATGACCACCACCGAAGCCGCCATCAACAACCTCCGCGCCGCCTACGACGCCCGTCGCCTCGCCAAGAACCACGCCACCGCCTGTGCGATCACCAAGGCTGAGAAGGTTCTCTGGAACCTCTGGGTTGCCAACCCCACCGACGCTCGCCTCCTCGAAATCCTTAACGCCTACGGCATCTGCTTCGCCTAATCACCTCCAACCCACCCAACCCAATGACCCGCCTCATCCTCATCCTCCTCGCCATCGCCGCCCTGACGCTGCTCGTCCTCGCCCTCGCGGACGGCCCCAACGTCATCGAGATGATTGATAACCCCAAGTTCTAACCTTTTACCTACCCAAGCCATGAAACCCAAAGTCACCAAAATCACGGACGCTGAACGCATCGAAACGGCCAAGGCCGTCATCATCGACAAACGCAAGGTCAGCAGGACGTGCGCCTCGTACGAACTGTACGGCATCCTGTACTCCGACAACCGTCTGGTCGTGGAGCGTGTTAACTACGCCCCCATCGCCTCGGACTTCGCCGCCGTCGCCACGAAGGCCAACATCGCCGGCTACCTCAAGGTCTACGACATGGTCGCCGAGTTCCGCGGCGCTTGGAAGTCCGACGCCGAGGCCAAGATCGTCGCCTACGAACTCAACAACGCCTAATCACCATGCCCGACCCCCTAGCCCACCTCCCCGATATGCTGGCGTCACCCGCCCACGTCATCCGTGGGCTGTCCTACCAGATTGCCTATGCCCGCGACCGCGTCCTGCAGGGCGACTGGACCGAGAAGTTCGCCCGCGAGCGCATCCAGCTTTGCGCCGCCGTCGCCGAGGATAACCTCCGCCTGTCCCATGGATGCAAGGCCGTGACGATCTACGCGAACCTTACCACCGGCTGCCGTGCCCTGCTGACTTGGTCCTATGTCGACCGCAACGGCGAGAAGGACGCGGGCTCGGTCCACCCCAGCATCGACGGCCGATGAGCGACGAACCCAACTTCGGCCTGTCCGCCGACCGCATCCGGCAACTCCTGGAATGCAAGCCCTCGGTCGGAACGCTACCGAAGAAGCAAGCCACTAAGATGCTTATGCCTATGCCTAAGCCTAAGGCCGTAAAGCAAAAGCCAGCCATCAAGGACATCGTTGCTCACGTCGGCCTTACCCGCGAACAGGTCCAAGCGCTGCTTCCGAAGGTGACCATCGCTTCCGAGCCAGCGAAGCCCGAGGCCGTCAAGGAGCCCAAACTGAACAAACAGTCCTATGCTTACCAGCGAGCCTACGATCCACGGCTGGCCGGTATGACCGACAGGCAAATCAAGGCATACAAGCAGAAGCTCTATAACGAGAAGCACCGGGCGGAGATAAAGGCCTATCAAAAGAAATGGATGAAAGCCAACCGCGAGAAGATGCGGGAAGCCGCCAAAAGGTATTACCAGAAAAACAAGACCCGCATCAATGCAACTTCGCGGATATGGGCTAAGAACAACCGCGACAAGGTTAACGCCATCAAGCGCCGTTATTATATCCTCCGCAAGTTCCGAGACCTCGCATGAAAACCCTAGCCCTCCTTCTGGCTTCCGCCTCCCTGCACGCCATCACCCCTGGACAGGTCGAGGCCGTCATTCAGGTCGAGTCATCCGGCAACCCCAACGCCATCGGGCGACTGGGCGAGCGTGGCCTCCTTCAGTTCTTCCCCGCTGCGTGGGCCGATACGACCCTCTGGCGTGCCCGCCACGGCCTTCCGACCTACGGGTACGGCACTTGGTCCACGGACGCGGGCGTGGGGCGGGAATACGCCACCTCTTGGCTGACCTACCTTGAGGACAGGCTGACGACGGCGCTGGGCAGGAAGCCCACGATCGGCGAAGTCTACGCCGCCCATCAGCTCGGCTTCGCTGGTTTCCGTTCTAAAGGGTTTGACCTACGCCGTTGCCCATCCATCACTCGCATCGTGGTCGCTCGGATTAACCGAGACCCGCGCTCGAAATAATGAACAAGCCAACCATCGTGGCCGTCGACCCTGGAGTAAACGGAGGCATCGCCGTCTTCACCCCGTCCGAAGGCACCACCGAACTCCACAAGATGCCCGGCACCGACTGGGACGTGGTGAACCTCATCAAGGACATCCACCTTTCCAAAGGCCGCGTGGTCCTATACCTTGAGGAGCCTCCGCTCTTCGCGGGCAAGTCCATCCCGGGCTCGGCCATCGGCAAACTGATGTGGAACACGGGCATCCTCTACGGCGCCGCCATCGGCATGGGCTGGGAGGTCCACCGCGTGAAGCCCGCGATCTGGATGAAGGCCCACCCTGTCGGCACGAAAGGCGACCGCACCGGCACCCAATGGAAGAACGTCCTCAAGGCCCGAGCGTCCGAACTCTTCCCCGACGAGGACGTGACCCTTTGGAACGCCGACGCCCTCCTCATCCTTGACGCCGCCAAACGCGGTGCCATCAACTGACAACCTTTCCCATGCTTAAGAAACAACCCAAGACCAACCCCGAAGCCAAGGCACCTGCGACCTACCGCGAGCTCAACGGCTCGTCCTACATCGTCCTTTCCGACGGCACGGTTGCCCGCAAGCTGAAGCCCCGCCTCGCCGGGCAGACCCGCTACTGGTTCCTGTCCCACGACAACCACCTCCGCTGCATCTCCCAGAAGACCATCGACGAGATGACGACCTTCCCCTAATCCTTCCCACCCAACCCAACCCACACAAAGCCATGAGCAAAAAAGAAACCGCTCCACAGGAGCAGACCAATCCCTACTTCGACCTGATCGGCGCCCTCGCCAAGATGGAGAACGTCGGGGCCAACCGACTCAACCCCGCCTTCAAGGCCCGCTACGTCTCGCTCGACGCCCTGCTCGACGCGGTGAAGCCGGTGCTGAAGGAACACAACCTCGCCCTCGTCCAGGTCCTTGAGACCGAGGAAGGCAAGGTCGGCGTCTCGACTTCGTTCCTGCACTCCTCCGGCCATCTCTTCTCCTTCGGGAAACTGATGGTCAAGGCCGATGGCCTCACGGCGCAACAGGTCGGCGGTGCCATCACCTACATCCGCCGGCAGTCCATCCAGACGGCTTGCGGCATCTCGGTCGACCTCGACGACGACGGGCATCAGGCGTCCGCACCGAAGCCCCAAGCCCCCAAGGTCTTCATGGGCGAGCTGAAGTACGAGAAGGCCGCCGTGGAAATCCTCGTCACCAAGGGCTGGCTGAAGCCTGGACAAGGCCTCAAGGACCTGTCCTCGGAACAGGCCGCCGTCCTCACGAACCACGCCTTCGAGCAGGCCGTCCGCAACGCCGCCAAATGAGCAACGACTTCATCCAGAACGCGGTGAACGCCCTGTATCGCGACAACGAGGTTGCGGCGCTGAAAGGCGAACTGGCCAATCTGAAGGCCGAGCGTGACCAACTTAAAGCCGACCTTGAGAAGTCGGATGGGGTGGTCTGGACGCTGTCGGTCGAGAACGCCCGCCTCAAGGCCGAGGTCGATAGGCTGGCTATGTCTGAAGGCTATCATTACACAGCAGTCTCTATCAGCACGCTCAAGGAACAACTCCATCAAAAGCACCTTGATTATATCGAAGCAAGGAAAGCAAATGAGGCTAAGGTGGAGATTATTAAGAGCCTCAAAGCTGAGGTCGAGCGGCTGACCAAGGCGGCCTTGCAGGTCCATCAGGAGCTCGATGAGTTCGGGCAGGTCTCGGCCAAGTCCGTCCACGAACTGCGTGACGCCGTCAAGGGGGTGCAGTCGTGATCTACGAGTTCCGCAACCCGATGCCGGTCGAGACGCCCATCGGTTATGGGATGCTGGTCTATGTCCGGGACGGAGGCAC